CTTGTACTTTATCACTTCGTAAAGTATGGAAAGCAGCTATAGAACCATCAGTATTTACTAATACCCAAAATTGTTCAGGTCTTTCAGTTGTTCCAATTATTATTCCTGTTTCTGTAGGTTGATTAACTACATCTGTTAAAAAAGAAATTCCATTAGAAGTATATCCATCTTGGATATCATCATAAATATATTCTCTAGCTACAGTACCACTTCGTTGTATAAAGTATGTAGCTCCATCTAATTGTTGTGGTCTTATTTTTTTTATACCAAAAGTAGTTTGTCTTTTAAAAGCTATATTAGTTGGACCTATACCACCAGTAGATTCAGGTCTTAAATAATATTCTCCACCATCAGTAAATATTTGTAAGTTTCTTCCTTGTTGCATATAGCGTATTTCATCTACTTTATCTGAACCTAAAGTTACATCTATTGCATCATCTGCACTTGCATTATCTATATCAAAATTAAAATACTCTCCAATCTTTGATGCCATAATTCCTGAAGGTCTACTTGTACTACCAGCAAAATATAATCTATCATCAAAGATAGCAACGGATTGAGGATATCCTCTTACATCATTAAATGTTTGTTCTCTCCAATATACTGTTGCATTTGTTGAATCTAAAGTTTCTCTTACAGTTACAGCTACTTGAGTTCCTGAAGTATATCCAGTTACTTGTACTTGATGATATTTATTTGCTGGGTCGTCAGTTAATGAAAATCTACAGCCAACATGATTATTAGTAAATATAGATGCTGATGCAGTAAGCGTTACACCTGTTCCAGTTGTAGCACTAGGAGTTAAAGTTACATTCCATTGATTAAATTTAAAGAAAGGACAATGCACAGTAGCAGCATCATCTGTACCAGCCGAGTTATCCATATTACATTCACCAGTATCATCAGTTGCAAAATGAAAATTTCTAATTGTAAAAGATGTTGCAGAAGTTCTTACAAATTCTTGAGTAGCAAATCCACTATGAGAAAAGAACATAGTGTCGCCATATTGAGCATAAGTAATTTCATTTATTTGGTCAGCAGTCCATGGACAACTACTTACTGTAGTTATTAAAGTTCCAAGAGTAGAATATACTTTTACATTACTAGCATATAATACTAATACATATGTTTCATCTGCACTAAAGGTCCAAGGTATTATTCTACCAGTAGCTCCTACTTCAGCAAGGTATTTGAAACCTTGTCGTTTCATTACCCCACCTTGTGCTAAATGCCACCAGTTAGTAGAGGTTGCTATTCCGTCTTTATATCCTTGTAAATCTGTTCTCGAAGTTAAGAGAGGGTCTATCTGACCAGCTTGAAAGGTATTTTGTGCTGTTCTAAATATTGGCATATCATTTTAAATATTGGATATTGTAGAACCCCTAAACTTAGCAAATCTACTTGTAGTAAATTTTCTTGTTGGTTGTTGTGTTGAATCTAAGTTCTTAGCTCTACGATATTGTATTTGATATTTTTGTTCATATAAGTTTGCCATCTCTACATTTCTTGCAATAGCATGAGCAAAGACTGATGCTAAATGATATTCCAAAGCTAGTAAGAAATACTTAGGCATTTCTTCTTCTGCTGGTCTATATGTATAATCTGCTATTACTGTATCGGTTGATTGTAAGTCTGTATATAATTCGTTGTTAAATATATCGTATTCAGTAATGGTATTACCACTTACTGTTATTCTTTGTATGTATAAATTATCAGAAGGTAGGTAATGACTTTGTGTCCATATACCTGTTGGAGCTGTAGCATTAGCTGAAAGCTGTGATTGTTTTGTGGCAAATCTCCAGCGACAAGCTGTTAAATCACCATCTAAAATATCATAGTATAAATCATTAGCTACTGTAGATTCTGTACTTCCATCAGAAAAACTGGAGATTCTATTAGCTCCAATCATTACTATTGCTCTATTAGCTACTGTTACATTAGTTACTGCCACATTAATTCCTTTTTAAACAAGGGGGAAAAAATCCCCCTTGTGATTAGATTACTACGCTAAAATTACTGTATCACAGTTAGTGCCACCATCCTGTACAGATACAATTAATATATCCACTACAGCATTAGAGCCACCACTATTTACAAAAATAATATCACCAGCAGTCAATAGTTTATAATCAGCTAAAAAATAATCAGCGTCATCTATTGTACCGATTGCGTCCCCATCTGTATAATACCAAAGAGCATTTGAAGCTCCCATTTGTGATATTTTTTTGATAGGATTGTCAGTTGAATAAGCCATACTAAATCCTCCTACTCGTCACAGATTACTTCTTCAACGCCATTATCGTCAATCATAGCAGCACCCATACTCATCATAGATGTAGTAAGGTGAGCTACCTTTTCAGGAATATAGTTAATTTCAGTAACTATATCTTGACCGATAGCGTGTCCGACAGCAGAACGGTGATATGCGAATGTTTTTCTATCTGAAGAACCATCAACAGGTAATCCTGAGAAAGCATAGAACATAAATCCTAACCATCTTTTAGCTGTCATACCACCAGAATATGGTAGCTCGTTAGCTGGGACATAGTCCAAGCTAGCAAATTGAGTAAGGTCTAAAAGATTAGTCCATTGTTTATGTCCAACAACCCAGAATCTATCGCCATCATCAGGAACATTTCGAGTACCAAAGTTTTCAAAAGCTAATTGAGCTTTAGCTAGACTAAGTCCAGCCGCTGGTGAACCAACAGACTGTGAATTAGATGTACCATCTAAAACAGTAGTAAGTTGTTCATCAGTTTTTCTGCCCAACGCCCACGCAGCATTTTGTGCTACTACTTGGCGTTCGTCAATGTTTGTTTTTAGCTCGTCTAATTTGTCAACATAATCTGCAGCATAAAAGTCGCTGAGAGTTACATCAACAGTACTGTGTGAAATATCCATTACTGGAACTTCACCATGTCTTGACTTAGTAACAGCTTCACCTGTACCAGTCTTTTGGAATCGAGCCTGACTACCGACAACATTATTGATTGTTCTTATTGTTCCACGAAGTTTTGAACCCATACGCTGATAAGCCATATGGACTTCGCTTTCAAATTGCTTAATAAAAGCAGTTGAGATTGTAGAACTCATAACATACCTCGTTATTGTTGTTGTTAAATAAACCTTTCGGTTCGCTTCCTATGTTATCTTGAACTGTGAGTATGTTATCCGAGGGCATACTTTAGACGAGCTAAAGGCATAGTTAATTATGCTTTAGTTATTATTGCAATTACAATCAACGCACAATACTCTAGTATTTTTAATACATCCTTTTGGTATTGTCGTTACACGTGAAATATCTGTATCTGCATTAGGGTCTTTATCTTTATCACCTATAATTGTAATCATATCTGCATCTTCATTGATAACAAATCCGACTGAAAGAACAGTCATTACATTTGCTTTCATAGCAGTTTCTTTAGAAATCCAGCCATTTTCTTGGTCCAAGGCATCTACCCATTCTATGAGGACCAACTTATCCATTTATTTATTCTGTTTGTTCAGGATATAATTTATTAAATGATTCATCTACCTTCTTAATAAATTGTTCATCTCTATGTTGAGGATGAAAATATCTAGGGTCTTTCATCATTTTTTCTAATTCTTTCCTACTATCTGCTGTATTTATTGGAGCTTGAGGTGTTTGTTGTGTAGGCATATTAGATTTAGTTGTTTTCATAATTTTTTCTACAGCTCTTACACCATCTGCTGTTGTAAGATAATCTGCCATATGATTATATTCTGTATCATCTAAGTTTCCTTTTAGCCATAGATTAACAGCTTCTGCTCTTTGTTTTCCTGTTTCTCCTAGCTTTGACATTTCATCTTCATATACTGGCACACCCTTTGTAGAAGTTTTTAGATACTGATTCACACCCTCATTAAATATTTCATTACTATAACCTGATTTATAACAGGTATCTTTCCACCAAGTTAATAGTGGGTCATCACTTGGAATATCTGCATCACCAAAAGATTCATCTAACTTTACTAAATAACCATCTTGTGATTCTGGTCTATCTTTAATCATGTCAGATTCAATTTGTTTTTTAATATGAGGTGTAATCTCATCTACTTTAGAGTGAAATGCTTTTTCTAAATTCCCATAACTTTCAGAAAATTCTTTTATTTTTAATTCATTTTTTTCAGAATCCCAAAATTTTATTGGAATAAACTCTGGTTTTTCTGCTGCTTTCTTTTCTTCTTGAAAATCTTGGATAACTTTTTCTACTGGTTCATCAATAGTTTCTTGTTTAATTTCTTCTTCAGCCATTGTTCCTTCCTTGTTTAATTCTATATTCAATTAATCCTACTATATACCTTGAACCTTCTAGGTGTCGCAACTTTTCATTTGATATTTCTGGTCCTGATACACTATTAATTGTTATTGCTTTTAAATATTCTAATACTTTATCACCTAATTTATCTTTAAATAATCCAGCAAATTCTTGATTTAATTGTCTTTCTTGTTCTACTGTTCTACGAAATCCATCAATACTGACAACTCCTTCTATCTTTTTTTCCTTCATTATACTGGCATTTCCTCACTTATTTCAGGTGGAGCTTGATTGGGAGGAGCAGCTCCACCTTCCATAGGGTTTTGACCTTGCTGAGCCATCTGAGCAATTTGATTAGCAATAGCTTCTCTTTCTTCAGGTTCACGCAAAATCTCGAGAGGAACACCTAATTTCTTAGCTAAATATTCTGCTGCAACTTCTGATTTAACTACCATGTTTAACATCTGTGGTCCGAAACGAACCATAACTAATTCTAAAAAAGAATCAACATTTAATACATCTTGTTGCTGTTGTGCTTTTGATAGTGGAGATTCAGGTTTAACTCTTATTTCTCTACCATCAAT